CAGCTTGCTTCGGGCGGCAATATCGGTCTCTCCGCAACATTGAACGTAATTAACCTTGTGAATGGTGACAGCATACAATGGACGGATAAAGTACAACTTATCTAATGATTCCGCCTAAATACCTTAATATGTATATGGCAGAACAATTTCCTGTGTATGTAAGCGTACAAGCGCCTGACGGGTTTACGTTTACAATCTCTGGTATGGTATGGACTGTATACAACGCAACTATATCGTACCTAAACGCGCAACAAATATGGTCGAGAGGCGCACAAGTCGCGACAGGTGTTCAAACTGGTTTTGACTCATCGGCGCAATTTGTTAGAGCGTGGATTGAATTTGGGCCTACTCTAATGGGTTTGACGCCGGGCACATACATTCTATCATTAGTGGTGTCCGGTTTAGGCTCTGATGAGTTAGAAAGGATATTTGAGGTAGATTTTAGAACTACGGCACAATTAGACGGTTCCGTGTGAAAGGTACTAATATGCAACAGTACCCGTGCGATGTAATAGTAACAGTGCGTTTCAGCGAATGTGCGAAACGACTTGTACCCGGCGTTGGTCCGACACTCACAGTACGAAAGGCAAACAAAATGTCAGTTCAAGTAGCAGTATCACTGCTAGATAATCAGGAAACTACTCTTACATTTACTCCGCTTGATGCGGACGGCAATCCTACTCCCATTGTTACTCCGGTGAAATATACTTCACTCGACACAACTGGAGGTATATCTATTACGGATAATGGTAATGGGACGTGTTTGCTGCAAACCGCACTTACATCTGGTCATCTTGGGAATTTTGAAGTCGATGCAACAGATGGCACAGAAACTGTGCAATTTATGATAGCGGTAAGCGCTAGTGGCGAAGCCAATGCTCAAGGCAGTTTTAGCACGCCGGTGACGCAAACTCCTTCCGCACCTCCCGCAGTACCGGGCACATAATACTGAAGACGCGCCGGAGTTCTCTGATAGAATTCCGGCCCGGCTCGTAAGGGCCACGATGCCCAATCCGGGCTAAAGGAGATGTAATGAAACCTGTTTTTTATCTGTGGATAGGGTTTATGTTACTAGTATACCTTGTATTCGCCACCGCACAGTCTGCGCCTGTTAGTGCGCATGCGCAAGAAGGGGCTTTGCAAAACAAGGCGATATTGGCATATAAATCTGCAATTGCGCGTTCTAACGGTCCAACCGACGAATGCTATTATGAGCAGATCGACACAGGCACGTATACAGGCGTTAACAAAACTACAATTCCATTGTATAAGAATCGCAATCTTGCTAAAAGAGGCGAAACGTATGCTTTTGTTAACGAGGCGAAAGGCGATGTCGTTATTCACGTTAACTGGTCGGGGCTAAAGCCGCATAAAGGTATTATGCGAATTATCGTTAATGTGCCCGTAAATTAATGGCACACATTTTGGTTGTTCAAAAGCATTTAGGTTCTAATATTAAAAAACGTCGGCTCGAATTAAATCTGAATTTATTTCAAGCTACAATTCGATGTGGTTTATCGTGCCCGCATCATTTTAAGGATCTTGAGGAAGGTATTAAGGCAGTTAGATTAGAAACTATTAACAGAGTGGCTGAAGGTTTTCAAGTTTCTATTTTTAGTTTGCTAGTTGGACTAGAATTTGATGCCGCACAAGCAAATCATTCTAATAACGAATGGTACGGGTTAGTTTAATGAACATCACAAGTGCAGTTGGCTTTCCGCCAAATGTAAACAATTCAGTTTACTCGCAATCTGCGCTTGCGTCATTTTTGCAGCAAGATTGGTCTAAAGTGCCCGATGTTGGTGTAGAAAATCCAATTCCGCCGCCTCAGTATGCGTTACCTATAGTCGAAGTATTAGAAGAAGAAGCGGAAAATGTCGAAGAGGCTATAAAAGATGTAAAATTTTCTCTAAAACATGATCCGCAACGCCGCTATAAGCCATACGGCACATTTGCAGAAGCGTTTTACGACCGATCTGAAATTGTTGGCTTCGCGGGGCCTGCCGGAACGGGCAAGAGCAGAGGAATATTAGAAAAACTTCACTTAATTTGCGAAAAATACGAAGGCGCTAGAATTTTGATCGTACGCGCAACGCGCGAGGCTTTGTCAGAAGCCGCGTTAATGACGTACGAAAATCAAGTTTTGCCTGCGGGTCACTATTTGCTAACGGGCGCAGCGCGTTCACATAGGCAAAAGTACGCATATTCTACGGGCAGTGAAATTATTGTCGGCGGTCTTGATAAATTGGGTAAATTGATGTCAACAGAATACGACATCGTATTTATCCAAGAAGCATTAGACATAAAACGTGAAGATATGGAAATGCTCAAAACCCGTCTTCGTAACGGTATTTTGCCATATCAGCAATTAATAATGGACTATAACCCCGGCGATCCGATGCACTGGTTACACCAAGCTGCTCTCGCTGGTGAATTTGTCGAATATAATACTGTTCACGAAGATAACCCGATTTTGTGGGAGGAAGCGCCACAAGAAGCGCAAGACGCAATTAAGCGTTTGTTGGAACAAAATGGCGCTTTGGGCAAACTTGGTGAAATGTGGCCTGTAAACGCGCCCGATGGCAGGCGCGGGCGATGGACGCAACAAGGCGTTTCATATATAGCGAAACTTGACGGATTGACCGGCGCACGCAAATTGCGGCTTAGATACGGAATATGGGCGACTGCAGAAGGCGCTGTATATCAAGATTGTTGGCATCGTGACATTAATTTGATAAAACCATTTGAGATACCGGCTGCATGGAGACGCATTTGGATAATTGACTTTGGCTTTACATCGCCATTTGTGTTACACATGCTTGCAGTTGATCCTGTGGGAACTATGTTTACGTATCGTGAAATATACCACACCCGGAGAACGGTAGAGGCACATGCAAAACAAGCGCTTGCGATATGTGGGTACGAATTTAGACCTGAGTCGGGTTACATCAAAATCTCTAATATTGTCGATACTTTGCCTGAATGCGTTGTTTGCGATGTCGATGCGGAAGGCAGAGAAACGTTTGAACAAAAAAGCGGTATTAGATGCGTCGCGGCGTATAAAAGTAGCAAAGTAGGCATTGACGTTGGAATACAAGCAACTCAGCAGAGATTAAAGGCCAATGAGCAGAATCAATCTCGGTGGTATATATTCGAGAATGCCGTAATAGAGCGTGATCCATTACTAAAAGATGGCGGTTTACCGCAATGTACTGTAGAGGAAATTGACGGCTATGTATGGGATACTACCGGAAACCAACGCAAAGGGGAAAGGCCGTTAGACAAAAATAATCACGGCATGGATGCAATGCGCTATGGTGTGTGTTACGTTGACAATATAGTAGGTGACGTAAAAGCCGGTGATGTAGTAATGGGCGCGGAAGAGCCGTATCCGGGTATGGTTGTAGCGGTTCCGGGGTTTCGAGAGAACAATCAACGATACGAACGTCGTGTACCAAGTGATGACGCGGTAATTCGAGTGCATAGGCACGATGACGGGATGACATTACATGGCAGCAAGATTGGGGGGCGGCGGGCGTCAAATAGCTCCAAGCTCTCGCAGGAATACGAGGCCAAGACGGGCCGGGTCAAATCCGGGCATTTCGGCAGATAACACCGCGCAAGATACAACTGTAATAACAGGTGTAACAAATCCGCGTAGACGCTCCGAACCGCCGAATTGGTCTCCTTATACCGCTGGTACGCCATACGGCATTTTTGCACGTCGCGCGCAAAATCCGCTTCGCTACTTCACGTCTGAACAATTACGCGAATTAACGCTTACCGATCCTCTCGGTTTAGTACGTGATCTTCCAGATTTACATCCTACAGTTTCGCATGCTTTGACAAATGCGCGTAACTTGATGTTTCCTGCTACGGATGAAATTAAAATAACAGCAGAAGCAGCAGGCGCAGACGGCGAACTTTCTAGTGACGCAAGCGAAGCAGAAATAGATGAAGCAGGAACATCTTCTGTTAAAGCAATGTGGAAACAACTTCCGCCTGAAGTTGGCGGTGGCCTTCGTGGATTCTGTTCTATTTTAGCAGACGAATTAATATTGACTGGAATGATAGTAGTTGAGACGTGCCCCGGTCAACCATTAGAAGGAATAATAAGAGCGTGGATTATTAATTCATTGACCGTAGAATTGAGCCGTGTTAATAGAGATGCAGATTTAGCAATGTTCCAACGTTTGCGTTACCCACAGGCAGCGCCTGCAAATCCTACTGATCTGCCTAAGATGCAAACGTACGATATGTTTAATTACGGTTGGGAAGAATTACCCGCGAAAACTTGCTTTTGGGCCGCAGTTGGGCAAATGTCAGATATAGTGCATGGCCGCGCTCCATACGCTACAGCTACAACAGAAGCAATCGCAGACATGGCTCTTATTCAAGATTTGCGCGATGCGGTGCACAATGCAGCGTGGCCCCGACACGACATCGGAGTTAATCTTGCAAAGTTGCATCAAGTTGCGGTCGAAATGTACAAAATTACCGATCCCAAACGCGCGGCGCAGTGGGTAAACCAGCGTTATCAAGAAATAGTTGATTATGTTTCAACATTGCGATCCGATGATAATGTTGTGCATGATAGCAATGGTCAAGTTAACATGCTGCAGCCCGGATCATTTGTCGGACTAGAAGGTGTGCTATCTTTCCTTCGGCAACGATTAGCGCAGTCGCTAAAAACTTTGCCAACGCTTCTCGGTATTAATGATGGTTCAACATTCAACTATACTAGCGTCGAATGGGCAGTTTACGCTCAAAATTTAGAGGCATATCGCGCTATTATATTCGAGATTATACAGAAAATTTCCGAACTACATTTAAGATTAACAGGTTCTAAATCCATTGTTAGAATCTCTGCTTCGCCTATTAGAACAAATGACGAACAGCAAGATGCCTCTACTCAGAGTACGCAAATCGCCAATGAGATTACTAAAGAGAAGGCCGGGTATATCACCCACGATCAAGGGGCGATGAAGATCACTGGCAAGAAGGCGGCAGGCCCGGCGCAGCCGGGGGTCATCGAGCCTCTACCCTCTGACACTGGTTTTACCGGGCCGGGGCAGACCAATTCTAACACTAGGACGGGCGGTGACGGAGGAACTAGGGGCACAAGCAAGCCGGTCAAAAAAAATATCCCGCAAAATCCTAATTCTGAAGGAACTACGGAGGAAGAACGTAGCGGAGCGGGGAAATAGGGTATACTGAATGGGAGTAGAAGGTCGATTTCGTATTCCTCGCACACGCGGGGGTGAACCACTATGGATATTCTAGTATCAACCTCAGAAGATGAAATCGGCCTCCTACTCCCATTGGATGCCCGGTTTAGCGCGTTCACTTTTAGTGGCATGTGGGCTATCTACGAGCCGTCGTTAATGCACCTTTTGAGCGTTGCTAATGGAATGTCGATAGAAGAGTTGAACGAAATGTCAGCGCGTTCTAAAAGCGGTAGTGCAAACGCAGAGGATGAAAAACCGTACGATATTGTTGACGGTATTGCGTACATTGGATTAACTGGAGTGTTAACAAAACGCGATTCGTGTTGGTCAATGATGATGGGCAGTGGTAGTTCTACAACGCGATTGCGAATGGCTCTTCGCGCAGCGGATCGTGACCCTGACGTAAAATCAAAAATGGTTGTAATTGATTCGCCGGGCGGAGATGTAAGTGGAACGTTTGAAGCTGCAAACGATTTAATGAACGGAACCAAGCCAACAGATGTGTATTGCGACGATATGTGTGCATCTGGCGCAATGGCGATTGCAGCAGGCGCACGTAGCATTTACAACAATTCTTCGGCAATGTTGGGCAGTGTTGGCGTTTACACACGTATGCAGGACACTTCGGAAGCTCAAAAATTGCAAGGACGGTCCATACACGTTGTAAAAGCTGGCAAATATAAAGCACTTGGCGAAGATGGAAAAATAACGCCGGAAGTGCTATTACACGTGCAAAAAGATGTTGATACGATGCACGGTATTTTTGTAAAACATGTATTGAAAGGTCGGCCTAATCTGAGCAAGGATCAACTTGCGGATATTGCCGACGCAGGTATATATATAGGTAAGGACGCCGTTAAAATTGGTCTAAGCGACGGCGTTTTGACACAAGACCAAGCACATAGAAAAGCGTTAAAAGCTAACGCCGAAGGGACAACGAAATCAATGGCAGTCAGCGATGAACAGTTGCGGAATTTTCTCGCAGCAGATTCGCCTGCAACACAGGCGAATATACCTGCCTCCGATCCACCGGAGCAGCCAGAAGTTCCAAATGCTTCTGCGTCTGCGCCTGCATACAACATTGACAATAGTCGAATGCTGCTGCATTTATCTGAAATCGGAGTCAATTCTCCTTCGGATTTGCGTAAACTCGCAGCCGAAGCACTTACCGGCAGAACGGAACTAAAAGCCGCTTCTGACCGTGCAATCAAACTTGCGACGGCGCTTTACGCGGATAATCCCGATATGGTTGCATCGTTTACAGAAACATTCGCGAATGGTGCATCACTTGGCTTTTTGCGCGCGCAATCCATTATGTTAGAAGATGGTCTGCGCGCCGCAGGGCTTGCAGCGCCGGAAGGGGTAGCGTTTACTCCACGTCATTCAACTCCTCCGCAAGTTGGTACAGTTCCTGCAAATGCCGAAGCGGTATCTGCAACGGCTAAACCACTAACCGCAGAAGCGCGTGAAGCGATGAAAGTTGCTGAAACAAAAGTTGCAACAAAATCTGCGTTAGCATTTGCTAATCTGCAAAACAACGGAAAGGCGGCTAACTAACAATGGCACGCATGGAGATTCTTGGTAATCAGTTTACTAAGCCACATTGGTTAGCTGATTGGTCAATTGGGGATCAACGGATGTCCCCATTTGGCGGCAAACTCGACCGCGCATCATTTAACAACTATTACGGCGTTGACGTACAAATGGCGGGTGCAGCTATTGCAGGCGCTACGTCATTGACAGTTGCCGCAATTGCGTTACCTTTACCGTCCGTCAATTTGCTATCATCTACGGGCGTACGTATTATTCCGCAGGGGAGTATTATCATTTTTGATAATACTACCGGCAAAATGGCGCGGCTGTCAGCGGATGCGCATCAAGGCGATACGACGTTAACTGTGTATCCAATTCCAGTTGCGCTTTCGGGCACGGAAGACACAAAGTGGGATGCGTATAACATTATTTTCGTTCCAAGCGGAATTCTTGTTGGTCGGCCCGTATGGGGTACTGGTTTGTGGGAACCGGGACTTCCGTTGTCTCATGCAGAATTAGCGTTAACATTCTACGATACGCCAAATCTCATTGAGCAGAACAACTGCGAATTTCTGCGACCTAATATGGGAACTACCATCAAGGTAAACTATCTACCGCAATATTCGCTTATGACAGCCGACCCCGGTATAGTCAATCCATCAGTTGCGCCATCACTTTCCGTTGCAGGGACAGACGGTACAATTCCAGTCGGTACGTATTACGTCGGATATTCGTACGGAAACGCATACGGCGAAACGGTAATAAGTCCGTTAGCGTCTATAGCCGTAGGATCGACAAATCACATAACGGTTGCCGATCTTGGCGCGTTTCCAACAAACGCCACATACGCCAAATTCTACGTATCACCCGCGCCAAATGTTGTTGGCGTACAACTTGAATCGGTGCAAGCCGCGCATGGCGCAATTAATCTGTTATTGCCCGGCAGCGGTGAAGGCCCGCACATGACGTTGAATAACACACAGTCCGGTTTCGGGCAACAATTGACGTGGCTCGGAAATCATTACAATCTGATTCAGGGGGTTAACTAACAATGGACATCGCTGCATTAGTGAACTCCATGATCGAAGCGATGAGTTTCTATCGGCTCACAAACGATCCACTAGCAGGATACGGTGAGGGCGAAGATGTGTATCTTGGCGCAAAGTATCTGCCAGAACGCCCCGTACCTGACAACTCGTATACAGAAATGGCGGTTAGATACCGCAGCCCGATTGCAAATCACGGAACACGTTATTCGCCCGTTCAAATCAAAGAAGGGCAGATAATGGGCACCGTAAAAGTTGATCTTGGTTATTCTGACATCGGCGCAGAATTGACCGGAGAAACATACGATCAACTAATCCGGCTTATGCAGCGCAGTTACGGGCAAAATGGTCTTGGCCCGCAGCGCGGTTCCGGTATTGCCGTGC